ATATGGAAGCATACTTGTATCTATTCTCTACTGCATCAAGCATCATCAAGTATTCACAAGCAGACCCCGTAAAGGTTGGTTTTTCGCTACCTCAAGGTGCTCTAATCCATCGTAACGACAAGATGGGCAAATACAAACTAGGAATGTACTATTACGAAGATTTTGATTTCTGTATGGAATACATCTTAAAGCACCGATATATGATTATTGAATTGCGGTATTTGTGTATATCTAAGGGTGAACTGAATGAGGGTGGTTGTAATTCTTTTAGAACTAGCAAGAATGAAGAGGGTGCTCAGAAGTGGGTAAAGAAAAAGTGGGGTCAGTATGTTAATTTTGTTAAGAATCAGAGTGGAACTATTAGACCGACTTCTATGGTTAAAAGAACTCAAAAATAATTTCAAAATACCTGCAAAAAACTGAAACAAAAGGTATAGTATGTACCGTAGCAAAGATAAAAAATTAACCAAATAAAAACGGAGAATAAAATGAACACAATTAAATTAATCAAAGATTCACAAAAAGACATCTTCAACGAAAACGAAGATTGGTACTACATCACAGGAACAGAAAACTATTGCCAAGTAAACAAGTCGGGTTCAGAGTGGAAGGCTACAATGTATGAGATGGTCGACACTGAAGTTCACACAGTTTATGCTGATACACCAAGAAAATCTGCTAACTTGTTACTTGATAACTTTGACCTTAAAATTGGTATGGAGGCTGAATAATGAACACAAGTAACCCAATGACTCAACCTACCCCGTTTGGATTTAGTCCTTACGAATTAGTATCAGCACTTCAAAAATTCATTAGACGAAGCAAGGAGAAAGAAGCCTTATATGTTTTCTATGAACTGGAGGCAGCAGGATTATACAATGTCGCACAAAATAGACTTAAAGTTATAGTTTATGAAGATTGTGGAATAGCAAATCCGGCACTACTTAACTCAATCCCTCAACATATCGAAGAAATGAACAAATGGTACAAGAAAAAGAATGGTGCTTGGAGATTGGTACTCGGTAATATTATCCTACAAGCGTGTAGAGGTGAAAAAACTCGTATAGCAGACCACTTCGTATCAACTGTAGCCTTTGAAAGAGTGAATGGTTTTGTACTAGACCTAGACAAATATGACTATGTTTACGATAAGCATACTCACAAAGGAAAGAAGATGGGTCGAGGTGTAGAGCATTTCTTTGAAGAGGCTATTAAGATTGAATCTAGTACAGAAACTAATGACTATGCAGAAGATGAATACAAGGAGTTGGTAGAGGCGTATAAGAAAACTAAAACCCCTTGGGAAGATTACAGAAAACCACAAATAAAAGACAGTGATTTAGATGACTTCACGGAGGATTTCTTTGGAAGTAATTAGCATAGCACAGCCGAGAATATACCCGAATATAACTTATCTCGATAAGATTAACTTGTGTGATACTTTCGTTCTAAGTAATGACTTAGAAGTAAACAAGTCTGCTTTTGAAATAAGAAACAAGTATTACAATTATCAAGCCACAGCACCTAAGTATTTGAATATGCCAATACAAGGTGTTAAGGCATTTAAGGAATTGAAAATATCAGATATGAATTTTGCCAAGAAACATAGAGATGTTCTTAGTGTTAATTACAAACACTCGCCTTTTTTTGATGAATGTATTTTAGAACACCTAGTATTCGACCCTAAAACAGAATGGTTTATGGATTATTTCTGTAAGCACATTATGAGAATGATGTATCTGTTTGATATTACTACCAATTTAGAACTCGCCTCTGACGCAAATTCACAGTCAGCAAAATCGTTTAGACTAGATGAAATAATAACCCACTTTAAAGGTGATGTATATTTGAGCGGTATAGGTGGCAAGAACTATCTTTGGACTGATTACATTAAAGATAATTCTGGTGCTGATGTTATTTGGCACGATACTGATAATGACAAATTCAACAACATTCACGATGACGCATCTATGCTGATGATATTGGATACCTTATTTGAACAAGGCGTTGATGAAATTAAAAGTATTTTAAATGACTAAAACTTTGATAATTGTTGCCCACGAAGATGATGAGGCTTTAATTGCCGGTGGTTATATTAAACAGAATGATTGTGTTATGGTTATCACCTGTATATCAGGAAGAAGCACACAAATTAAAGCCATTATTGATAATGCTGTTAAGTACGATTTTCAATATCTACCTTTGAATTACGAACCGTTTCGTTCCGATAATTTACCGCATTTAGCAAAAGCAATAACCTACATTATTGGTGATGAAAGACCTGATACTGTTATTACTCACAACCCTCACGACACTCACCAAGAACACAAGATGGTATATAATGCGGTTGAGATAGCGACAAGACCGATACTAGACTATACCCCTAGAAGGATTATGTACGGATTCGGTGCTGGTTTGTATGAAAATGCGGACTCGCTAAGATTCAATCCAAATACCTATTTGGTTATGGATGAAGAAACTTTAAAAACCAAGATGGCTATGTTTGACTCTTACAAGATGGAAGAGAAAGGACTAAGAAGTTCAGAAGGGATAGAGATTGAAGCACGGTTTCAAGGCAAGATGATTGGTTCTAAGTATGCTGAATGTTTCTATTTAAAACGCGAGATAATGAATTATGAAAATCTGTAAATCCTGTGGAGAACAGAAAGAATTAAACAACTTCAGAAAAAACTCAAAAACAGAAGATAAGAAAAACCACATTTGTAACGAATGTATATCAGAATCTAAATACGACAGAACAGAGCGTAGAGATGAACAACAACAAGACTTTATAAAAGCACTTCAGAGAGCAGGAGGCAATGTAACTTATGCTTGTAAATCATTGAATGTTTCAAGACAAACATACTATAACTGGATGAACGAATTTGACGACTTTAAAAAAGAGGTTGATGATGTTCGTGAAAGTTTGATAGATATGGCTGAATCTGTATTACTTAAAGAAATTAAAGACTCTAGGAATATCACTGCAACTATTTTCTTTTTGAAAACTGTTGGTCGTGAACGAGGATATATAGAAAGACAAGAAATGGAAATTGATGGCGATATGAACCTACAAGTCCAATTCATTGAGTAGATTAGTACAAATACCCAAACCATATAAGCCGTTATTCAAACCAAAAAGATACAAGGTTTATTACGGTGGGCGTGGTGCTGGTAAGTCGTGGAGTTTCGCTCTATGTTTATTAATTATTGCCTCTAAGAAGAGAACACGTGTCTTGTGTACTCGTGAAATACAATCTTCCATGAAGGACTCGGTACACAAGTTGCTGACTAACTGTATTGATATGCTTGGACTGGATAAGTTTTACCGAATCACCAGAGAGGGTGTATATGGCGTTAATGGTAGTGAGTTTATTTTTCACGGTATTAGACACGACCCTATGCAGATTAAGTCTTTAGAAGGTGTTGATATTTGTTGGGTAGAGGAAGCACAGAAGATTAGTAATGAGTCATGGGATATTCTTATTCCAACTATTCGTAAGAAAGGTTCAGAGATATGGATTAGTTTTAATCCGAACCTAGAATCAGACCCCACCTTTGAAAGATTTGTTAAAGCAAATAGACCAGATACCAATATACGCAAGATTAATTACGATGAAAATCCTTTCTTTAGTGAAGAGTTAAGAGCCGAATTAGAGTACCTAAGACGAGTTAATTACGATGAGTATTTACACATTTGGGAAGGAGATTGTAAAACATTCTCAGTTTCGCAGATATTTAGAAACAAATTTATCATTGAAGATTTTGAAGCACCGCCTGAAACAGTATTCTATTACGGATTAGATTGGGGATTTTCACAAGACCCAACTGTAATATTAAGATGCTGGGTTAGGGATAGTGATTTGTATATTGATTATGATGCTGGTGGTCGTCAAATTGAGTTAGATAACACCTACAGACTAATAGACACCATACCAGAAGCAAAAGGGCATATAATTAGAGCAGATTCAGCACGGCCTGAGAGTATCAGTTTTCTTAAAAGACAAGGATATAGAATGGAATCAGTACACAAGTGGGGAGGGAGTGTTGAAGATGGTGTTGAGTTCATCCGAAGTTTCGGTATAGTTCATATTCATACAAGATGTATGGAAACCGCAGGAGAGTTTGTGAAATATAGTTATAAGACAGATAGAGTTACTGGAGATGTATTACCGACAATAATAGATAATCATAATCACTACATAGACGCATTAAGGTACGCACTTCAGCCAATGATTAAGCAGAAGGGTAAGCCAAGAATAGCACGAGTTATAGGAGCATAAAATGGGAATTGAGTCAAGACATCCACATTTCGTAAATACACAAGAACAATGGCAACGAATTAGAGATTCATTTAATGGCAGTGATTCAATCAAAGGCGAAGGAGAGAGTTACTTGCCTAGATTGGGCGGTCAATCAAATGATGAATACGATTCATACAAACTAAGGGCAGTTTATTACAACGGCATAGAACGAACAGTTAGAGGGTTAGTTGGTGCTGTTATGAGAGTTGACCCTATTATTGAAGTGCCGAAGAAGATTGAAGCGTTATTAGGGGATATTACCAACACTGGTGTATCGTTAAACGACTTCATTTCTTATATGCTATCTGAACAGTTATTGATGGGCAGACAGGGTATTTTAGTAGATAGAGATAATGAAAGACCTTACTTGACTGGTTATTCTACAGAACAGATTACTAACTGGCTTGATGATAGGATTATCCTTGAAGAGAATTACCGCAGAATAAACAAAGACGACCCGTATCAGTCAGACTATGATATTCAATATCGTGAATTAGTCAAAGATGGTAATAGTTACATTGTTAATGTTTGGCAGAAATTTGATGCTGGTTGGCAAATTGTAGAAGAGATTGTACCAACTAGAAAGGGAACACAATTAACTGACATTCCATTCATTGGCATTAGTGGTGATGGGTTTAATCTAAGCCCTAGCATACCACCTATGTTGGCGTTATCTGATACTGGAATATCAATGTATAGAACATCGGCAGACTTGGAACACGGTAGGCATTTCACGGCTTTACCTACGCCTTATGTTACTGGTATTGATGTTGATAGTGAATTAAAGATTGGTTCAGGTTCAGCGTGGATATTGCCAGATTCATCTAGTCGTGCTGGATATTTAGAATTTAGTGGTCAAGGACTTCAGGCTTTAGAGAAGGCTATGGAAGAGAAGCGTTCAATGATGGCTTCAATCTCAGAAAGCAGGTATTGAAT